GAGCCGCAACGCCTGGTTCGTCGCCCTCGGCTCACTCTTCGCCGCGCTGGTGCTGGTCGCCGCGTGGGTCATCCGCAAGCCCTAGTCCAGCGGGCAGACAAGCAGGAAGATCGGCAGGCCTGGTAGCGACGGCAGATCGATCGATGGGATCGGGATGGTGAGCGCCGGCAGCCCGGGCAAGTCCGGCAGGTCGAGATCCAGCGTGAAGACCGGCAGGCCCGGCAAGCTCGGCAAGTCCAGCGAAGGGATCGGCAGCAGCACTACAGGCAGCGCCGGCAGACCTGGCAGATCCAGATCGATCAGGAAGACGGGGAGCACCGGCAGCGACGGCAGGTCGAGCGACGGGATTGGCAGCAGAATCACCGGCAACTCGAAGTTGCACAGCGTCGGCACTACGACCCGATGAAGACGCCAGGGACAGGCGCACCCGGCGGCGTGCCAGCCAGTACGGGCAGCGCTGGCGTGCGACCGCCAAGCACCACCTGCGTGCCGAAGATGCTCACGACGCCGTCCTTGATCTGGATGCCCGCCTTGCCTGTGGCGTCGGCCATTACGATGCCTTGCTCCTTCGAGATCTCGAAGACCGCGCCGAAGGCCGCGAGCGTCGCCTTGTCGGCGTTGCCATCGAGTAGCAGCAGGAGCTGCTTGCCGTCGGTGCCCTTGGTCGCCAGGACCGCCTGCCGCTTCTCCTCCTTCAGCAAGAGCTGCGCGGCTTGCTGCGGCCCTGTCGAGTGCACGGCGGTATCGCCAGGCTTCAGGTTGCCGACGATGGCAGCCGTGCGCGTGTCTCGCGCGCCGATGACGACACCGTCCACGCCGGGGACGTCCGTCACCACGAGGCCCTCGGCCGCGCCCTCAGGCGTGCGCGGGTACGGGACCGCTGTCACGCCGAGCGCGCACATGAGCGGTGCTGCGCCGTAGTCGGTCGCGTCGCTGTCGTCCTCGCTCAGCGGAGCGCCCTTGCACTGCGCCAGAAGCGCGTTCGTCTGCGGGTCGAGAGACGCCGCGCCCATGTCGCAGATGTCGATCACAGCACGTAGCTCCCGGGGCGAATGAGGCGCAGCCGCGTCGTTGGTCCGCTGCTGCCGCCGCTGAACGTCCTCTGCTGAATCCACATCGGTTCCGCCACGTCCTCGATGGCGTCGCGGACCATCGCGATGGTGTCCACCGCCCACGTCGCACCGCTCTTCGGGTCGGTGTGCCCGTGGACCGTGCAGTCGTAGACGAGCGTGGAGCGCAGCCGCTCAGCGAGCATCCTGCGCGCGCCACGGTCGAGTTGCTCTTGGTTCCGGCTCTCCGTGTCCTCGTAGAACATCGGGCGGTAGAGCGGCCAGTCCGTGCCGTAGGTCGTCGTGTCCGGCTTGCCCGGCTTTCGTCGAGCCTCGACGACGTCCAGGACGTTGTTCGCTGAGGTGATGCTGCGCTGAATCTCCGGCGTGCTCACCAACTCCGCCGCTGGGCTGTCCGCCGCAAACACGCCGAACTCCGCGCGCAGCCTCGCGAGCTTCGCGCCCGTCTTGCCGCCTGCGCCCGTGGCGACCACGCACGTGGGCACCGACGAGTAGTCACGGCTCGCCGTCGCGCTCAACACGAGATTGCCCGGCCTCACGATCTCGTAGAGCGGATCCTGCCTGAACTCCGGCTCCGCGATGACCAGCGCCGATCTGTCAGTGCCCGCCGGCTGGATGGTGTAGCCGTGGCGCGCAACGATCTTGTTCGCCAGCTCGTAGGCGCCCATGCCTGCCGAGGCCTTAAACTCATCGAGCTTCGCCGTCTTGAAGTCGCGACCTGGCGGGCCGAAGTACGGCCGCTTACCGGTCAGGATGTTGCGCGTGAGGTTGAAGCCGCCGAGTAGCGTCACGATGCCGAACGGCTGCACGACGGACAGCACCGCGTCTCCGATGTCGGTTGCCGCCGCGAAGCGCAGCGCGGGGTCAGCTCCACCGTCCACGATGTCCGCGATGTAGTCGCGTCCGCTGACGTTCAGCGCCGAGCCGTCGCCAGCGCCTGAAATCTTGTCGATGCGGCCGACCACCTGGAGGTTGCCGTCGATGTAGAGCTTGATGCCGCGCAGCGGGTGGAACTTCCGCCGCAGCGCGCCCGGGTCCTCGTCGTCGTAGACGGTGAAGCTCCAGCCGTCGGTGCTCAGCAGGTAGTCGCTGTCAATCTCGTACTGCGTGATGATGCCATCGAAGAAGCGGCGCTCGTCGGTCCCCTCGACGCCGTCCAGCTCGATGGTGAGGCGAGGCTCCTCGTCCATGCGTCACTCGCGGGTGTAGTAGGTGACCAGCGTCCCAGCTTCGACGCGCGGCGAGCGCGACAGGCTGGGGTTCATGCGCAGCAACTCCGCCGTGCTCACGCCGAGCTTGGCCGCCAGCGCAAGCACCGTGGTGGCGAACGGGACGCGCAGCGTGCGCATGACGCGGGCGCCGCGCTTGCCGTTCTGCAGCCCGGACTCCAGCAGGCCAACCGCCGCAGCCTGCACACGTCGCGCAGCCTGCCGTACTGGCGCTAGTCGCGGGTTCTTCAGCTTGTCGATGGCCGCCGCCGCCTTCTCCGCGCGAAACGCCGCGTCGTGCAGCTTCGCCGTGATCTTGTTCTGCGCCCCCTCGACCTGGTCGCCGATGCTCGCGATGAACGAGAAGGGGTCTTTCGTCGGCTCTGGCGGCGGCTCGCCCTGCCAGTTGATGACGTCGATCTCGCGGTCCAGCGCGCCGGCCATGCCCTCCGCGCCCTGCACGGTGTCGATGGAGTGCGTGAGGTCCGGCGGCAAGTCGGACTGCTCCGGCGCGTAGATGAACTCCGCCTCGACGTCGATCCCGTCGCGCCGCCCCGCGATGTCCATCACCTCTCGCAGCGAGACGCACTTGGCCTTGATGGAGCTGTGGATCGGATCGCTCAGCACGCCGCGTGAGCGGTCCTGACACGCCTCCAAGAACTGCGGGTAGACGACCGTAAAGAGGTTCTGCCAGCGCCCGCGCGCCAGGTCCTCGCGGAACGGGATGGTGTAGCGGTAGGTCGGGTTCTCGCGGCCGATGGACTCCACGATCTCGTCATCGCGGAAGATGAAGCGGTGCCGCGCCTGACCCTGCTGGAAGCCGTAGTCCCGCGACGTGATCGGGAACTCAATCAGCCGCCACGACGCGACCTCGAGTCGCCGCAGCATGTCGGTCATGGCGCCCTCGCGACGATGGGTGCGCCGGAGCGTGGGCCGCCGGCGGACGCGAGCTTCTCTGCTGCGCTGTTGATCTTGCCGGCCGCGTCGCCGAGCTTGCGCGCGGCGTCCTCCTGCGAGCGCGCGGCATCCGCGGGACCCGTACTGGGCGCGCCTTGCCCTGACATGTACTTCTCTTCGTACTCAGCGCGCTGACGAGCCTTCTCGTTCATGTGCTTGTCGGCCACATCGAACGCGCCGCTCAGGTCGCCCTTCTTGAACAGCGACTCGAGCGCGCCGCCCATGATGTCGATGACGCTCGCTCCGTCGTTCTCCTCGGACATCTGCTGTCCGGCAATCACTGCGGCGCCCACGGCAGCCACAGCCGTGGCGCCCAACGCCGCTTTCCCCGCCCCGATGCCAGCGCCGCCCGCCTTCGCCGCGAGCGCGGTTATGCCCTTCTCCGCCGCCGCCCCAATGCCAGCCATCGCCAACTCCTTGCCGATGGACGCGGCGACGATGGCCCCAAGCCCCTTCATCGGATTCTCGCTGAACCAGGCCACTAGCCCCGCGAACCCCTTTGCTGCCTTCGCGACGTCCGGCGCGAGCTTCGCCAGCTCCGGCACCAGCTTGGTGATCTCAGGTAGCAGCTGCTCGCCAACCGCCTTGTCGAAGGACTTCTTCGCCTCAACAAACTTCACGTCGGCGTCCTGCATGCGCGAGCCGGCTAGCTCGTTGACCTTCTCGTCGGTCACCGCAGCGCGGCGGAAGGTGTCGAACTCCGCCTGTACCGCTGCCCTGCCGCTGCCCTTCTTGCGCTTCTCCGCTTCCGTGTAGATCGGCGCAAAGCCGCTCACCGCGCGCGCAGCGTAGATGCCAAACCCCTTCTTGATCTTCGACTGGTCGCCGCCGGTCTTCTCCAGCACGTCCAGCATGATGTCCTCTTGCGAGCGGAGCTTGGTGCGCCCCTTGTTCGCCCAGACGTTGACGCCCATCTTCTTGAAGCGCGCGTTGTTCTGGATGAGGTCGTCGCCGAAGCGCTCCACGCTCGTCACGGCCTCCGCGGCTGTACCAGCGCCGCCACGCTTGCGCGCCGCCTGCGCCATGATGACGGCGTTCTTCATCACATCCGCCGCCGGCCCGTCGAACTTGCCGGCTTGCGCCGCCAGCCCTGCCATCTGCACAGCAAGGTCCTTGATCTCAACGCCGCCGATGTTGCCCATGCCGGCGACCGATTGCATGACGTCCCGCAGCGTCTTCATGCGCTGGATGGGATCGCTGATCTGATCCTTCAAGGGCACAAACGCGTTGGCTGCCGCGTCCGCCATTTCCTGCAGGTCGGTGCCCGTAGCGAGCGCCAGCGGCCCCAGGAACTTGAGCGCTTCGCGAGCGTCCGCCAGGTCGCCGCTCAGCGCCGAGAAGGTCTCGAGCGCGCCCAGCGACTCGCCACGCGTGAAGCCGACAGGCGCGCCGGCCTCAGACGCAAGCTCCGCCTTGATGCGCGGGTCCCCTGTGATGTTGGCCAGCTTGGACGCGCGCTTGGTCGTGTCGATCTGGTCCTCGATGGCGCCCGCAACGCTGATGCCGCCCATGAGACCGCCGACCATCGCGACGCCAGCGCCGAGACGCCCGACCGTTCGCGCTGCGCCTGCGCCCATGCTGCGGACGGCGCCCACGCGAGCGCGCATCTGCATCTCCGCCGCGCGTCGCTCAGCCCTGGCGCGCGCCGCGATCTCCTTCTGCGCCGCGCGCTCCTTCGCCGCCGCCTCGCGCGCGGTGTTCTCCATCGCCTTCTGGTGGCGCCTCTGCTCCGCCTTGATCTCGCGCAGCTTCTCGCGCTCGGCGACCTGTCCGATCTGCTTCCAGGCCCTCAGCTGGTCGCGCCATCGGCGGTCCTCAGCGGTGACCGGCGCACGTCCGCCGCCACGAGCTCCAGCGCCAGCAGCCGCGCGCCCGCCGCCCACCTGGACCATGCCGCGCCCGATCTGCGGCATCGAAGCCACCATCGATCGCTGCAAGTCGGCCAGCATGCGCCGGTTGGCCATGCGGACCTCTCGCTCGATGCTGCGCAGGACGCGCTTCAGCCGGCCCTCGCCGATGACGCTGATGTCGTAGCGCAGCTCCATGGGTCACTTCTTTCGGCGCTGGCGCACCGCCTCAGCGGCCGCCTCGCGCGTCAGCAGCGCGTCGCCTGGCACCTCGTCACCCGCTGCCGAAAATACGGCGCTGGGCTCCCCAGAGGAGGAGGTAGTGCCATCCGGTGAGGTCTCGAGGTCGGACGCTGAAGTACGCCGCCAGTCGGGTAGCGTCTGGCCACTCATTTGGAACAGCTCGCGCGCGCGCTGACTGATGCCCAGGAGAAGTTCCGGCCACTGAGCAGAGTCCAACTGCGCTAAAAAAAGGTGTCCCCCGTAGCCCTCAGAGAGGCGCGAGATCCACTCGTCGATCTCGTAGTCGCTCATCGTCTCTAGCGGGCTGTACCGTGCCTTGGTCAGCTCGTAGGCGTTGAGCAGCAGCGCTAGCTCGGGCTCCGTGAGCGACGCACGCAGCTGCTCCGCGGTGACGAAGGCTCGCGGGTAGTAGGTCACGCCGTCGCTGTCACGCACCCGCGACTCGGTCCGTCGCAGCGCGCGCAGCAAGACCTCGATGGACTGCGCCTCGCGGTAGATGTCCGCGTAGCCCGCCTGTTCGCCGCGACGCTTGGCGTACTCCTGCGCTGCCGCGATGGCCTCGTGGTTCTCCTCGATGCGCAGCACCTGCACGCGAATCGGGATCTCCTGGATACTCCCGTCGGCGCGCACGCGGCGCACGGTGTGCGTGTCGCCTGGCGCCTCCTCGAGGAGCTTCCGCACCAGCTCGTGCGGCGCAAGGTCAGTAGGCGGTCCTGCCATGGTCTTCCTAGACAAAACGCCCTCGTCAGCGGCCCCGCCGCATGCAGGGTGCCACGAGGGCGTGAGGGCTCAGCGCGTGGCGCCGAGAGGGGTCACTGCGGCGCGTTCAGCTCACCGATGAACTTGGCGCTCGCCTCGGTCGCGGCGTTCACCGATTGGCTCAGTGAGCCGCTCTGGAACCAGCCGCGCGTAACGATCGTTTTGTTGCCAATCGGGATCTGGACCTCGTGATAGGTCCCGTCCGCGATGGCGGTAACGAAGTCGAACTCGAGTCCGCCGAGCGGAACGGCCCAGTTGCCGTCGATCTCGAGCGACTTGGCGCCCTCGGTCTTGCCGGCAAGGCCCTCGAGCGTGTCGACGCGGACCGCCTGGCCGTCCAGGTTGACGCTGATCTGCGTGCACTGCGCCTGCACCTCACCGTCGATGATGAGGCGCAGCTTGAGCTGATTGTTCATTGCCATGCTGATGCCCTCCGTCAGCCCGGCGTCGTCTCAGCGACGCGGAACGTGGTCTGGTGCAGCAGGTCGACCGTGCGACCGCTGACGCCGCACTCCAGGCGGCTCGGGTTGTTCGGGTCGATGACGACCGCGAGGCTACTCACCCAGTCGACCTGCCCTTGGAACAGCCCGCGCTCGATGAACTCATCGATCGTGCGCACGACGAACGGCCGATAGGTGCTCGGCGTGACCGTCTTGGGCGGCAGTCGCTGATTGCCGTTGATCTGCCCGTTCGGCAGCACCTCGTCTGCCTTCAGCCGCTTGTTGCTGTAGGTCAGCTCGTGGCGCAGCTTCCACGTGTCGACGAACTCATCCAGCACCGCGACTCGGTGCGTCTCACACGCGCGGAAGTCGTCGATGGTGCCCGCCGCGTTCTTCGAGCGCGTGGTCACGCTCATTGCGATCATGCTGCCGCTCGCGTTGCTGGCGATCGGCAAGATGCCGTCCGTCACCGCGTCGTCGATGTCCTGCAGCCCCGGCCAGTCCGCCGACGCGAACGCCGGCTTGATGAGCCAGCGCGCGGTGCGGTAGCCGTCGAAGTTGGTGGCGCGGTCGGTCGCCTCCTCCAACTGATGCACCGCCAGCGTCGCCGCCGTCAGCTCCGCGGTGTCGTGGTCGCTGTTCTTCTGCCAGACGATGTGGTGGCGCTCGTAGTTGACGCCGATCGCGATGGTCGCGAGCGCCGAGAGCGTGTGCGTGTAGGCGCTGAAGGCGCGGCAGGTGAGCCCCGGACTCGGCGCGCTCTTGGTCGCGACGTGCAGCTTGATCGCCGCCAGCGACGTCGCATCCCAGGCGGTGAAGCCGAGGTAGTAGAAGCGCCGCGCCGCGATGGCAGCGAGCGCAGCGGTCAGACCCGCCACCTCGGTCACTGCGCCGTCAGCACCAGCGGTCACGCTGCCGAGCCCAAGCGCCGCGCCGCTGACGGTGATGGTCGTGCCCTTGCCCGCGTCGATGCTGCCGCGCAGGCGCAGCACGCCCACGGTGCCGTCACCCTGCGACGCGCCGGCGATGCGCGCGGTCAGCGTCACGGTGCCAGACGACGCACCGGCGGTGAGCGGGAGCCACGTCTTGGCGTTGATGGCCGCCGCCATCTTCGCGCCGATGGTCGTCGGCGTGTCCGCGGTCGTGAACGCGACCGAGCACTCCTCGCCGCAGACCGTGACGCGCGTCACGCCTGGAGCGGTCGGGTTCGTCGCGTAGACGATGGTCGCCGTCGCAGCGGCAGCGCCATCACCAGACGACGCGGCGTGAGCCAGCCCCCAGACCTTCATCTGCGGGTTGGCCATGAGGTGCAGTCGCAGCGCGCGATGCAGTGGCGACCCCTCACCGAAGAGAGCGCGCGCCTCAGCCTCGCTGCCGATGGGATAGACGGTGTTCGCCGCCGCAGAGCCGCCGGACAGCTTCGGCCCGACGTAGCAGGCCTCGCCGATTCCGGCGGACGCCGTCGATGCGCCTTGCGCGAGTACGATCTCCGCCGCCGTGAGGGGCGCTCGGAAGCTGCTCGGGATACCGCTGATCGGAATGCGCGCCATGACTCAGCCCTTCCCCGCGCCCTTGGGCGCCTTGCTCTCAGCCGTCTTCGTCGGCGACCACTCGCCGCTCTCCGGGTCGCGACTGAGCGCCACGTACGGCACGCCAGCGAGGTCAGCCGTCGCCTTGTCCGCCGGCCAGACCGCGCCATCGCGCAGGTGCTCCAGCAGGCGCTGCGCCATCGGATCGGCGAGGTCGAGCACTGTCGGCGCCTCGAGCGCGCGGTGTCGGCGCTGCTCATCGCAGACGCGGCCGATGTAGTCGTGCTGCTGCCCGGCATGCTTGATGCCCGGCCAGTGCGCGCAGTGTCCTTCGCGCGCGTAGACGCTCAGCTTCATGTCGATCTCCCGGCGCCCGTGGCGCGGTGTGAAGTGCCGCTCTCGCGCTGCCGATGCGGGCAGCAGCGCGTGGGCTGGAGCGGCGCAGCCCAGCGGGCGCTACAGGTAGCTCCGCTTGATCTCTCGCGCCGTCAGAAGCGGCGAGCGTGCGTCGCCAGGTCGCTCTTCAAGTTCGCGATGAGCACGCGGCCGGCGGCATCCGTGGCGTTGTAGAGGAAGCGGTAGGGCTTGGTGCCCGGGTGGCGCACGCGACGCGCGAAGACCACGCGACCACGCACGGTGAAGCGCAGGAACTGCTTGCGGCGCGCGCGGATGATGTGCGGCTTGGTGCCGTACTCGAGGAACGTCGCCACGCGCCGTGCGTTACTCAGCCGCACCGTGCGCTTGGTCGCCATGCCGACGACGCGATACTTGGTCGCTCGCGACGTGGCGCCCGTGCGGTGCTTGAAGTCGGCGTGAGCGTGCACGTGCGTCAGCGCGAAGCGCCCGGCAGCGTCCAGCTCTCGCGTCAGGATGCGCCCGACACCGGCCAGAAAGCGGTTGTGCCCGACGACGATGGGGCCGATCTCGAAGGTCATAGTCGCGCCTCGATGAGTCCCTCGATGACGCCGCTAGCGTCGCCCGTGCCAGCCAGTAGCGTCGCGCCCGTCAGCGGCACCGTGTCCGCGTCGGGATGGTCGTACGTCGCCTCGGTCGTGGTGAGCGTCACCGACGCCGCGAGGTAGGCGGGAGACGACGCCGAGAAGCTCGCGCCGCCCATCTGCGCCCTCGTGACAGCGGCCGTCAGGAAGCCGCAGCAGCCGTCACCCCACGGCCCGAGCACGCTCAGCGGACGCCCATCGGGGCCCACGCGGTAAGCCCTGTGCCCGCCGCGCTCGATGGTGCCGACGATGATCTTCAGCGCCGCCTGCAGCACATCCAGAACGCGACGCTCGGCGCCCGTGGTGAGCGGGCAAAGGACGTAGTCGATCTGCCAGGCCTGCGTGATCTGCGCGCGCTCCAGCGTCAGCTCGTCCGACTGCACGTCACCCGCGCGCGCGACGGACAGCAACGGGAAGGACGCCTTCCGCTCGCGCATCGTGTCCAGCAGGTCCAGCGTCGGCAGCACGTCCGCCACCGGCACCGCGCCCATGCTCTCGCCTGTCGGCGCAGCGTGCGGCCAGCGCTGCCCCAGCTCTGCGTTAAGCGCCGCCTTGAGCAGGTCCGCGAGGATGTCTCGCGCGGGATCCAAGTCCGTCAGCGTCGGCGCCGTCGAGACCGGGATGGGGAGCTCCAGCGCCCCGAAGTCGATGTGCAGGCTGTCCGCGACGCTCACGCTCGCACCTCGGCGCGCGGGACCAGGGTCAGCTTGTAGTGGATGCCGCGGTCGCTCTGGCTGCCGGCCAGCGCGTAGTCGGCGCCCGTCGGGAACTCGGGACCGGTGAGCCGGTACAGCACTTCATCGCCCGCCTGAGCGCTGCCACCGGTGAGCGTGTCCCACGTGATGCCGCCGCCGGTGTGGTCTGGCGTGATGGGCCCGACCTCGACCGTGCCGGCGGGCAATCCGCCAAGCGCGCGCGCCTCGTCGCTGAGGAACCGCACCTTGGGCGGGTTGCCGCCGTACTCCACGATGGGAGTCACGGTGTCTGTCGCTGCGCCGTCACCAGTGTGCGGGCCGCTCCAGCGACGCACGATGACGGCCACTGTGTAGGGTCGCAGCCCGAAGTCACGCCCCGGGATCGCGCGGATGCGCGAAGCGAGCGCGCGGTAGCGGTCGCGACGCGCGAGACCGGCGGCGCTCACTAGTACACCGCCACGCTGCTGCCGCCGCCGCGGTTGGCTGCGTACATGTCGCCGAGACCGAGCGCCTGCGCCAACTCTGCGCGCCACCAAGCGAGTTGCTTGCCGAGCAATCCGAACTGCGTGGCGGTCGCGCCGGCGGCGTGGAACTCGATCTCGTCGACCTTCTTGAGCGCGCCAGCGCCCATGCTCTCGCCCATCATCTGCTTGCACGCTCGGATCTGTCCGAGCAGCTCGCGGATGATCGACTCGCCGCCCTCGACGGTCACCGGGTAGGTGCCCGAGTGCGCGCCGACGAGGTCCAGCTGGATGGTGGCGCCCGCCGCCGAGCGCACGACGCCAGCCTCCTGGCGCGCTTCGACATCGACGATCACGCGGTCGCCAACACTGAAGCCGGTGGCGTCCGCCAGCGTGAGCGTGACGGGCGTCGGCGACGCCGCCGCGACCACTGCCGTGGAGCTCGTGGTCGTGGCGCCGCTGAGCAGGTACGGGCGGATGACCTGCTCGAAGATCGCAACGATGCTGATGTACGGCTCCGCGTAGACCGAGAGCACGGGGAAGCCCAGCTCGTACTTGATCCGCGTCAGCTCCGACTCCAGCAGCGCCATGGAAGGTCAGCCGCGCGCGTAGCAGTAGCCGACGGTGAAGGTGTCCGACGTGGTGCCCTGAGCGCCGCCGTTGGTCAGCTTCGCGCGGGCGAAGCGGAAGCCGTAGGCCGCCTCGGGCGCAGGCACCGCGCGCGTCACCGCGGGGTCGGCGCCGGCCGTACCAGTCGCCAGCGCGACGCCGGCGGGGTTCTGCGGCGCGTGCGCGATGTCGACCCATGTGGACCCGTCCGCGGAGCCCTGCCAGGACGCCGTGATGGTGAGCGTGCTCGTCTCCGCGTCGACCACGCAGAGCGCGGAGAGCGTGCCATTGACGATGTCGCGCATGGACACAGCGGACCCGTAGACCGAGCCCGCGGTGAGTCCGTCGAACGTCCCGCTGACGGGGTTGACGTTGTATCGGATCTTGCCGTTGGAGATGCTCATGCTGTCCTCCTCACGCGCTCGCGGCGCTGCGGACGCTGATGCAGAAGCGGTTGTCCGCCATGGCCATCGCGAGGTACGCGATCCAGATGACCAGCGCGCGCTCGCCGTAGTTGTCCGCCGTGCTCGCCGCGACGTGCGGAGGTGCACCCATGCCGCCCAGCAGCGCGCCGGGAGCGATGAGGTGACCGCGGTGCACTGGCACGCTGGAGTTGTTGGCCGGCCTGTTGAGCGTGGTGCTCTTGAAGATGTGCAGCTTCCCGATGCTCGAGACGTACTGCGGGAACAGCGCGTTGTACTGCGGCCAGTCCTTCGCGTAGCGGAGGTAGTCCGGATCGAACTTCAGTTGCTCGATCATGGTCGGCGTCAGCACCAGTAGACGGTTACCATCCGGGAATACCGGAAGGTTGGCGTCGTCCGCCAGCCGCTCTGCACGCGAGACCGTCTCGTAGTCCAGCGGGAACGAGCCTGCCGTCACCGCCGAGTCGTCGTTGGTCATGCCGGCGGGACGCGCGACCACGGACGCCTGGTCCAGCAACAGCGCGCAGTTGAAGTCCAGGAACTTGTGGAAGTCCCGGCGCAGATGCGTGCCGACCATGCTGGCCAGCTTGTGGACGCCCATCGACGCGTCGAACTTGTCGATGCCGAAGGGCGCGGGACGCTGGTTCACCTGATCGAAGGGACCGGCGAAGCGCTCCAGCGTCAGACTCACCTGCTCGCTGCCGACGTTGATCGGGTCGACCGAGATCGTCTGGTTCACGCCGATGCGGCGCGACGCCAGCGAGTAGGTCGTGTCCAGGAACGCCGGACGATTGAAGCGGATCATCGAGCCCGGGAGCCCGGTGAAGTCCACGCGCCCAGCGAACACGCCGGCCATGATCTGCTTACTCAGCTCCAGCCGATCGCGCTCCGCGGAGCTGTACTCCGCGCCTGCGCCGCCGATGCTGCGGCCGGGCAGGCCGACGTCGCTCTGAGTCGCCAGGTCGGCCTCCAGAGCGGCCATGTACATCTGCGCGTACAGGTACTGGGGCTCAGGCTGCGCGAGCAGCTGCGGGGACGTGATGTCGTAGAAGTTCTCGGGCAGACTGACGCGGTTGATGTCCGGCATGGCGATTACCTTCCGCGCGGCTCAAGCCGCGTGTTGGTGGTCAGGAGTTGCGCTGCTGCTCGGGAAACAGCTCGTGCCGATAGGCAGCGAGGTACCGAGACGCGGCGAAGGGATTGGTCTTGGACAGCCGCTCGTACTCAGCGGCTCTGTCGATGGGTGAGGTGGTGACTCCGGCTGGAGCCGTGCGAGGCGGAGCGGTGTCCGCTGGTGGTGCGGCGGCGGGCGGCGCAGCGGGCGCGGCCGGCGGAGTCGCTGGCGCTGCTGGGGCCGCTGGCGCTCCCCACGTGGGGGACAGCGCCGCGATGGTGTCGAGCACGCGCGCGGGGTCGGTGCCAGAGAGGCGCTCGACGGCGGCGCGCTGGTCAGTGGTCAGCCGCGACAGCGCAGCGTCCGCCTGGATGCGCGCGCTGGCCTCGAGCTGCGTCGTGCGCGCCGTCAGGCGCTCGCGGTCCGCCTCTGCGGCGGCGAGGCGCTCTTCCAGCGTCTTGGCGGCATCGCGGCGCTGCTTCTCGGCCGCGATGGCCGTCCGCGCGTCCGCGATGTCCTGCACGCCTAGCTCCGTCAGGACGGCGCGGCGCGCTTGCTCCAGACGAGACGCGAGCCACGCCGGATCTTCGGCGCGCGGTGGCGCGGCAGGTGGAGAGGCGGGCGCAGCTGGCGCCTGCGGGGGAGGAGTGGCCCCGGCAGTGCCAGCCTGGCCCTGGGGAGTGGACGTGGTGGTGCCTTCGGGGGCGGTGGCGCCCTCGCTCGTAGTCGTGCTCATTGCGTGTCTCCAGCGCCCGTTGACCGGCGGCGACCCGTAGGAGGTGCGCTTGCGCGCGACTCAGAGCCCGTTAGGACTCGGTGAAGGTGACGAGGATCGCAACGCCCTCGGACGCCGTCGTGCTGGTCAGCTCCGTGGAGCGGTCGAGCGCGCAGAGGTTGAACTGCAGGTCAGCCGACGCGACCGTGATCGCGCCGGTGAACACCAGCTGCTTGTTGGTGTCGGCTCCCGGCGCGCAGCAGTGCGCCTGCCGCAGCGTCACGGTCTTGCCGTTGCGCATGCGCGCGGCGATCTTGCCGCTCAGCCCCTCGATGTCGGCGCTGTCGGTGGAGCCCGTGTAGGCGCCGAAGTCGACGGTGATCAGGGCGGTCTTCTCGGCGCCTCGCAGCGCGAGAGCCAGCGAGTCGTTGAGGATCTGGACGCCCTTCACGGCGCCGTGGATGGTGGCCATGTGCTTCTCCTGGCCGCATCACGCGGCGCTGGTGGGATCGGTGTCAGGACTCAGCGCGGCGCAGCTGAACGACGCGCCCGCGGGTCCGCTTCGGCGCCAACGCTCCAATCATCTTGGAGAGTTGATCGCGCTCACGCTGCAGTCCGCGGATGCGCTTGATCTCGGCGTCCAACTCGCGGAGTCGCTGGCGAGCGAGCGCGACGACGTCGGGCGCTGGCCCAATCGCCTTTGGTGCGGACGCCTTGGCGCGTGGCGTTGGCGTGCTTGGCGCAACCTGCGGCGCCTGCGGCTCTGTCTCCGCCACGTCGTGCACCGCTCCGAACTCCGCGCTGCAGTCCGTGCGCGGGCACTTGCTGCGCATGCCGCCGCTGCCCAGGTAGACCAGCGGCGCGACGTCGTACCCGCAGGCTTCGCACGTCCTCACGTCCAACACGCTTTCGTCGCGGTGACCGTCGTCCCGCTCTTGCGCACGATGGACACCGCGAGCGGGTGCCACCCGGGCGTCAGGGACCACGTGGTGTCAGCGGCATCGCCGCTCAGCCGCACGACCATCGTCACGGCGGCGCTGTGGCCCACGTGGATGCAGTCGGTGGGGCGATCGAAGGTCTGGTCTGTCGACGCGATGTCGACCGCAACGGCGCGACGGACGGGCCGCGTCATCGCCTGCCTCGCTTGTCGCGACGCTCACCTTGCGGCTGCTCCGCGGCAGGCGCGGCGGCGGCTTTGACCGGCGTGTCCACAGTCTGCGACGCCCACGACCCCTCACCGCAGACCATGCAAGTCGCGTCGCTGTCGCTCGCCATCCAGTGGCAGGTGAGGCACTTCTTCATGTGTCAAAGCTCCAGCAGGAAGGCGGGCAAGGCGCCCTCGATGCAGCGGCAGCCGGGGTGCACTTCGCCAGGGCGAGCGCCGCCGGGGAAGCGGTCGCGTAGCGGCACGGTGGCGCCGTCCAGCGCCGCGCACTGCCTGCACGTGCGCTGGTCCAGCGTGGCGTCCCAGGTGCGCGCCAGTGTGACCGACGCCACTAGCCTCTCGGCGAGGTAGCGGCGGCCTGCACTGAAGGCGCTTGAGGTCTCGGTGGTGGCGACTAGCTCCAGCGTGGGGCGTGTCGCGCGGCCGATGCTGCGCGTCGCCTTGTCGCCGAACATGGACGCCGTGATGCTGCTGAGCCGTCGCGTCGCTCGCGTGGCCCATCGGATGTCTTGCGATGACTCGGGCAGGTCGACCAAGTCGACAGCGCCAAGCGGGTCGACGCCTGCCGCGCGAAGCTCCTCCAGCAGTCGGCGCCGGCCTGCGACACGAGCCGCTTGCCTGCGCTGGTAGACCACCTCGGTCAGCGATGACCGAAGCCGCGACTCAAGCGCGCTGCTTGTCCTCTCGCTGAGGAGGAGGCTTCGCTGGACTGCTGCCAGCTCGACCATCGCGCGCGCCTCCAGCGTCCGCAGCTCCTGCCGCGTCCTCGCTAGCTCCGCCTCGACCTCTGCCGGTAGCGTCGTCGCCATAAGCGTGGAAGGCCTCCGCTTGCTTCTGCGCGCGCTCCTGCGCCTCGGCTTCGATCTGCTCGAGCGCCTGGTCGACGTTCTCGATCCCGTAGACGCGTCGCAGCTTCTGGACGGCCATGCGGCGAGTGATGAGCCCGGCGTCGTAGGCGGTGACGGACGTGGTGACCATCTGCTGGTCCTCCAGCGCGTCCGGCTTGAAGTAGGTGCCCCACTTCAGGCTGAGCGCGCCGGCGCACACCGTCTCTCCGAGCTTGCGCAGCACCGCGAGCCACTTGCTCTTGCCTCGCATGCAAACTTGCTCCCCGCGCGTCGCCAGGATGCGCAGCAGCATCTCCGTTGCCGGGATGATGAGCTTGTCGCCGACGTCGTCGCGGTAGGTGTCGCAGCGGTCAATCTGACGCTGCTTGATCGCTTCAAGCGCCTTGCCGCTGGTGGTCGCGGCGAACTTGATGTTCTCCGGGTCCAGGTCGACCACCGCGAGCACGTGGCACAGCATCATCCGCAGCCCGTGCGCGTTGTCGTCCAGCGCCTTCAGCGCGTCGCCGGGGAGCGTGTGGAGCTCCACCTTGGTCTTGTCGTTCTCGTACTGCCAGACCTCGCCGCTGCCCTTGCGGCGCCCCGTGCTGCGCGCCGGGCCCGTGCGGTAAACGCCCATGCGCGGGTTCGCGCCGGACTCGCCGCCACCGTGCAGCGTCGCGGGGAACTCGGTCACCTTGCCGGTCGAGCTGGGGTTGCTCCCGAGGTCGACGCCGGTCTCCGTCCACTGCGGGTCACCGGCGTACAGCGCCGCGCGGTGGTGCATCGAATTCGCGAAGTCGTGCGCTCGGATCTCGTCCAGGATAAGCGCGTGCACGGCGTGGCCGTCGATCTCCTCGACGGTGCCGATCTCCGCGTCGAAGGCGTACCAGACGACCGGGCAGAAGCCGAGGCCGTGCTGGACGGTGAGCTTGGGGTCAGGCGTCCACTTCGGCTCGTGGCCGTCCGCTCGTGCGACCGCCGGCAGCATCGTGGTGTCGCTGACGTCGTCGATGACGCGGCGGTAGAGCATCGCGCGAACCGCGCGCTTGCCGTCGTTCCGCCGGTAGCACTCCAGGTAGGGGTACTGGATGACGAGCCGCAGGACGCGGCCGTGGGAGTCAAGCTCGGGCTCGCACCAGCGCGCCTTGGTGGTCTCGGCGAACACGCGGCCGTCGCGGACGCCGAAGAGCATCACGCCTGTGCCGCACGTCTGGGCCGACCGGAAGCACTGCTTCGTCACCGCGCGGAACCGCGTCACGCGGTGCACCTCCGCGATGGTGCGATCGATGAGCTTCGAGGACTCCTCGTCTAGCGCGTCGTCGTCGAAGTCGGTGTCATCCTCGTCTGGAGACGACGTGACTAGCGGCCAGCGCCCCTCGCCGAGTACGAGGTCCGTGTTGCTCGCGACCGAGGTTTGCACCACCGGGTACACGACGCACGGCGCGCGGTCCCACAGCGGCACGCTGGTGTCCCACCAGGACGGGCGGCCGTCGTACTGCGAGCCGTCAGCCCAGGCTTCCAGCTGTGCCATGTACAGCGCGCGCGGCGTCGTGTTCTCCGCGATGGCGATCTGCGCGTCGCTGTAGCCCTCGAGCTTGGAGTGATCGATCACGAAAGCTCCGTCTCGGCGTCCTCGCCGTCGCTGATGACGTGCTTGCGCATGGATGGCCCGTCGGTGCCGAGTAGCGCGAGAGCGAGCGCCCACGCGTGGTCAGCGTGACCCTTGTCCGTCTGCGGCGCTTCGTAGACGACGTTCCCCGCGCGCGTGACTTTGCGGCGGATGGCGCAGATGTCGAGCGCCAGCTGCTCCGCTGCACCTGGCGTTGAGCCGCTCAGGCGTGGCGTCGTTAGCGCTGCGTCGTCAACCGGGATGCGCACGGTCCGCTTGCTGAAGCCCGTGTACATGCCGGTGGCCATCGTCTCCTTGCTCGCGAGTCCGAAGGTGATGGGTACGACGCGCATCCTGCCGTGTGCCTTGCGCATGTCGTCGGCAGGGAAGGCGCCCATGCCGGTTGCGTCCACGCAGAGCCGCCGCAGGCTGAAGCGATCGAAGGCGTCCGCCACCATCTGCCGCAGCCGGTCTGAGTCGGTGCGCTTGCAGGATTCGATGTGCTGCACGATGCGCAGCTCGCCGACCTTGCGCACCACCGCCAGCACCGTGAGGTCCACCGTGCGGCCGATGTCGAGGCCAGCGTAGTACTCGCCCTCCGCCGTGTAGAGGTCCGACGTCTTCGCGTCCGTGACCAGGTCGGTGGGGATGTATTGAAACTCGTTGTCGAGGAAGCTGCACTCGAAGAGCTGCGCGAAGATGCGCGGGTCACCCTTGGCGAGCTTCCAGCAGACGTCCATATCGACGGGGAACCCGTCCGCGATGGCGCGCTGAATCGAGATCTCGTGACGCGACCAGCCCTTGTGCTGCGTCGGGTCGCTCCACAGTCCGTGAAATTCGTTGCCAACGCCGTTGGGCGTCGATGCAACCCGCAGGCGTCCTGCCAGCAGCGTGACCGCGGCGGCGGCGTCCCAGACCTTCTTGGCGTGCTGCTGGTAGGCGAACTCGTCCAAGAAGACGTTGCCGGTGAACGATCGTCCGCCGCTCGATGGGAGCGCCAAGATTCGGCCGCCTGACGCGAACACCATCTCGTTGGTGTTGCTGGCGCGCAACTGCGCCATCTTGCACCCGAGGCCCTGCAGCACGCGCGCGTGCTTCTTCGCCTTGTCCAGCACCTCTACCGCCTCGCGGTCGCCGATGCTGATGATGGTGGTCAACTCGCCGTGAAACGCGCCCCACAGAACGCCAACTGCGGCCGTACTGTGAGAGAGCCCAATCTGCCTCGACTTGCACGCCACAGAGTAGCGGTTCTGGTCGAGAATCCACGGGACCTGAAACGGCCAGAAGGTGCTGAGCCAGGCGTCTAGCGCCGCGTACTCTCGCTCTGGCAGTGCGCGACGGTAGCGATCAAGCTCCGGTAGCATCGTCGGCTGGTGGCTGCTGCTCTGGTGGAGCTCCCGCAGCGCCGAACTCCTCGCGGACCAGGCGCGCGGCTTCCGCCGGCGTCGACTCGGCTACCTTGACCTCGTGCTTCTGCGTGAGGAGGCCGAGGATCTCGGCTTGCCCGAGTGCAGCGCGGGTCATCGATGCGGCGTCGCGCTTGCTGGCTGCGACGCTGACAGCGGACTCCATGACCGCGACCAGTTGCCAGCGCTTCGCCTCAATCTCCCCGGGCTCCAGCATGAGGCGCCTGGACGCCTCGCTTGCCTCGCGTCGCAGGGTCGCAGGCGCGAGCCCCCAGAGCTGCGCGAGCTTCACGCCGGTCACGCCGGTGATCCACTTGCCGGCCGCCATCAGCTCGACGATCTTGTTGATGCGCTCGGCGGGCGCCGGAGTGTCGGGCGTCGCGCGCGCCCCAGATCCTCTAAGCGCGGTGCGCTTCCGCGGTGTAGCCATCGCTCGCTCTCCCGTTCGCCCGTTTCCGCCGGCGTCACGTGGTGGGAGGCGCCTCTCGGCGCTGTCAGTTCATCTCGCCCTGGTAGCCATGGACCGTCAGCGTCCCGCCGCTGCGGGTGTACCTGACGACCAGCTGCGTGCAGTCGCCAGCCTCGCAGGCGGAGCAACTGCTGAGCTTGTGGCCTCTCGCGATGCGGTAGAGGTGGTGCTCGCCGTCCTCGTCGTCGCGGTCAGCCACCCACAGGTGACCGTCCACCTCGACGATGCCGCCGCGTGGCACCGCGAGCAGAGCCCGCCGCGTCGCCTTCGCCCGGCGCACTACGCGACCAGCCGCCGCCTCGCACCGAGCGAGGGCTGGCGCTTGGCTACCTGCTGCGCCTCGGCTCGCTCGCCCAGTCGGCTTTCGCGTGCGACGTCGAGCGCGCCTTGGGCGCTGCGGACAGCTGCAAACTCGGCCAGCACTTGCTGGCGTAGGGTGGGCGTGGTGGGCGTGGTGGGCGTCACTGGTGGGCTCTCCCGCGCCGCGTGTCCGCTGCGCGGGTCTCTACCCACTGGCGGAGCAGGTGGTCCTGCGTGGTCTTACATGGTCTTGGAGATCTCAGCCTGACGCGCCAACCACTGCCTTGATCGGCGCTGGAAGGCGACGCGCAGAGCGGACAAACGCTCAGCAGTTTCCGCCTGTTGCGCCTCCAGCTGCGCGATGCGCTCCGCTAGCGCGTCGATTTCTGCCGAGTCGCCCGCTGGCTTGGTGCGCAGGTGGTGCAGCAATGCCTCGGCGCTGACGTGCAGGTGGCGGCGCTGCTGACCGCGGCCGAAGTGCTTGAGCAACTGCCCGCCGTGGCGCTCGTTGAGCGTGAGCATGCGGCGGCGGAAGCGGCGCAGGGGCTCGCCGGCAAGCTCGGCGGCTTCGGCCATCGGGATCCACTTGTCGAGCTTCACGCTTCGCCCTCCGCCCAGCGCTGCGCCTCGGCCTGGCAGACGTCGGCGTAGGCTCGATGCGCGGCGCGCACGCGGGCGGTGACGTCGTCGATGAGCGCCTTTGGGATCGCTGCCGTGCTGCCAGCCATCCACGACGCGACCCAGCCGCGCAGGCGGGACTCTGATGCGGCCAGGACGGAGCGGGTCATGGTGCCGAGCTGGCCCTCGGCGCGCGCCCAGGCGGCGGTGCCGGGGTCTTCGGCGGCGCGCGGCTTGGCCTTGCCCTTGGCGCGCTCGACGCGGTCCAGGATGGCGCCAAGCGCGGCGCGCTGGCTGGGCGGCTCGCACCCGGGCGCGTCTGATGGCGCGGCGGCGCCGTAGTGCGCGCGAAGCACGGCGCGGTGCTCTTCGGCGAGCGCAGCCCACCGCTGGCGCATCTTGCGGTCTCGCGCGAAGGCGCGCTCTTGCGCGGGACCAAGGCCGACCTGGTCGTCACGGTAGATGTCCGACGTGGGGAATGTGCGCGTGCTGATGCCGCGCTCGATGGTGGCGATCTGCGCGCCGAGACCTGAGCGCACGCCGCACGCCGCGTCACGGCGCAGGAGGTACCACTCGAGGTCGTCTGACCAGGTGTCGCTGCTCTTGGTGCGCTTGCTCATTCGCTCTCCGTCATGGTGAACGTGACGATTCCCACCGCCTCGCCATGGACACGGAGCACGCCTTGGCGCGGTCCGTAGCATCGTCGCGAAGCGCCGAGCACGGGAGCATAAAGCGGCGGACTCGCATGCACGGTAACGGTGATGCCAGCCGTGGCGAACCAGTCGATCCCGATGATGGATGCGCGTCGGCGTAGCGTGCGCCGACCGCGCAGCGCTCCGCGCAGTGCTCCGCGCAACACCCGCTGCCGTCTCGTCGGTCGCCTCATGCTGCCTCCTCCGTCGCGTCTCGCGCTACCATCTCCGCCATCTCGGCGGACGCATCATGTGGTGATTCCAGGCAATCATAGTGCGTATTGGCGGCCTGTTCAACTTGTCGAATAGCGTTGCGAAGTCCGCAATTTGCAGTCACATTTGGCGACAGGAGGCATGTGCCATGAATGAGACTCAGATCAATTGGACAGATGTGACCTGGAATCCGGCGAGTGGCTGCAGCAAGGTGAGCGCCGGCTGCAAGTACTGCTACGCCGAGAATCTCGCGGAGAACAAGCGTGGCACGCTCGCGTTCCCGCGCGGGTTCGAGTTGACCATCCGGCCCCACAAGTTGGACGAGCCACGCAGGCTCAAGCGCCCCAGTCTGGTGTTCGTCAACTCGATGAGTGACCTCTTCTGGGAGGAGATTCCAGACGACTACCGGGACCGCGTCATCGACGCCATGCGGGCCGCGCCACAGCACCGCTACCAGGTTTTGACCAAGCGCCCCGAGAATGCGCGGCGCTACTTCGAGCGCCGCGCAGTCCCTGACTGCATGTGGATGGGCACCACCATCGAGCACGCGCTCACGGTGGGCCGCGCGGACATCCTGCGCGATATTGACGCCAAGGTCCGATTCATTTCCGCCGAGCCGCTGATTGGCCAACTCGACGGCATCAACCTGAGCGGGATCCACTGGCTGATCGGCGGAGGGGAGAGCGGCTGCCACCTGGCGGATGCCGATATCTGCCAACGGCGCGGCATGGTGCGGCGCGGTGACCGGCGCGCCGGAGAGCCCGGTTGGGTCGTGCGCAAGGATCGCGAGGGCTGGGCGCGTCACCTGCGCGACGCGTGCGCGGGTGCTGGCACTGCGTTCTGGTGGAAGCAGTGGGGTGGTGTGCGCCCGGAGTCCGGAGGTCGTCTTGTTGACGGCGTCACGCACGACGGCATGCCGTCCTTCCCCGGCGCTATGCCGCCGGGTCATCAGGTCCGGGTCATTGCGCCCAAAGGCGCGGATAAGCTCCGCCTGCCGCTTCACGCTGCGCCCCGCACGATGGCTGCAGAGTAGACCATCGCCTGACTCCCTCTCCCTGACCCGTTGCCCTCAGCGAGCCTGAGGCGGAGCACATCCAACCCGGAGCGTTTCGCCCAGGCTCGCACCATCCACTGGTGGCGCTGCTTCACGTTGCCCTTGCCGCGCATGGGGACGCCGCCCAGTTCCAACTGCGCGGCCGGCAGTTGCCCGAACCTGGTCTTGAGCGAGGATCCATCTGTGAACACCACTGCGCACATTTCCTGCCGCCGCCACTTGCGGCGGGCAAGCTCCATCGCGGCGCCGAATGGACACCCGAACGCGTCGATGTCAAAGACGTTGTAGTCCTCAAGGCGCACCGCGCGCATAACTGCTGCCGTGTCGCCGACGAACCTGCTGAACGGCGTTGCGACCGACCATTCGCACTCGTCACACCCGACATAGCTAGCCGCGTCCTTCCACGCGCCGCGCCACATCTCGCCGGGCCCACAGTAGGCGTCGAACACGTGCGCCGGGGATATCTCTTGAAGAACCCACCGCCTCAGCTCCAGCTTGACGGGAAGTGCTGCTGGCGCGTTGTGTACCTTGGGCATCAGTGGACCTGGATGTTCACGGTAAATTCTCCATCGGCGTCAAGATGCTCGCGCAGGCGGTCCAGTGCGTCAGCCTGCCGCCGCAGTGGCCCGCTGATGACGATCTGAAACTGCGCTTCGACGTTGACATCGGCAATGTCTCCGATCGCCGACAGGTCATCGTCGCCGCCCAGTAACTCCGCAAGCTCGCTGCCACTCCATCCCGCATCGGCCACCTCGTCTAGCGAGTAGTTGGAGAGCACCCTTGCAAGCGCGTCGTTGTCCCATTCTGCGATCTCTCCGAGGCGGTTGTCCGCAAGCGCAAGGAGGCGAGCCTGCCTCTCGTCCAGGTCCAGGAAGCGAGCCGGAACGAACTCCATCCCCAGGCTTTCCGCAGCGAGCAGCCGCGTGTGCCCGGCGATGACCTCGCGCGTCTCCTTGCGCACGAGCAGGACCGCTCCGAACCCGTGCTTGCGAATCGACTGTGCCACCGGCGCGATCGCCTTGGTGTTCTTGCGCGGGTTCCCTGGCCACGGGACAAGCGTGTCCCTGCGGACCCACACGGCCGCTGATTCGCCCTCCTTCACCTCTCCCGTGCCGTTGATTTTGCTGTTTTTCATCTGGCCTCCTGGTGCCTCATGCCGTCCTCGGTAGTCGTCGCAGCAACTGCATCGACGCGACCCACGCGACGCACACCGCGTCCGCCTCGTGGTCGTGTCGGGGCTCGGCCTCGCGAGCGAAGGCGTGGGCCCAGTCGAGCACGCGGGACTTGCCGCACGCGCCCGTGAGGCCGATGGCGCGCAGGATGTCGACGCGCCGGTGGGTCACGACCTCGGGGACGAGCGCGCGAGCGACGCCTTCGAGCACGCCGACCATGCGAGCGGTGTCGAGGCTCCCGCCATGCTCCGTGCGGCGGCCCTGGTAGTCATACGACTCGATGGCGACGCGCTGGGGGCGCATCTCGACGAGCACCCTGCGGAGGCCTTCGACTTGCATGGCCAGCGCCGCCCCCGGCGGGACGGTCGTGGGCACGCGCATGTCGCGGCAGAGCTCCCAGCGCCGCACCGTGCCATCCAGGATGAGCGCGGCGAAGCCGGTCGTCCTCAGCCCCGGGTCGATGCCGAGGATGGACACCGGCGGGCCCGCGTAGGGCCCCGGGTCGGCACGCTTGGGCGCGCGCGGGCCCGTCAGGCGCGGCCGGCGCGTGCTGAGCCCGGGGATGCGACGCTGGCTGGTCCTCATCGCCGCTTCGCTCCGCGGCGCTTGAGCGCTGCTTTGACGGCCGCTTCGGCCTCGTCCTCCGGGTCGACGGCGGGCTTGGCCTTGCCGCGCCGGCGGGGCGCCACGGGGGGCTCCAGCGTCTCGACGATGGCGTCCTCGCTCTGCGCCGCTTGCACCGCCGCCGCGGCCTCCT